GGTCGGAGGCCAGTACGCGGTTGGGGACCTGGTGTCCAACCCTCCGGGCATGCCAGGGACTTTCATTTGTATTTTCGCTCACACGTCATCGAGCGCCTTCACCAGCGACTTGGCCAACTGGGCGCTCGTCGCGGCCCCTGCGGCAGCGGGCGTCCTCTACACCAACACGTTCATTGGCGATGGATCCACCACGGCATTCACACTCACTCAGCAGCCAGCATCGAAGAACAACACGCAGTTGTTCATTGATGGTATCTACCAACCCAAAGACGGCTACTTACTAAGCGGCCAGACGCTAACCATCACGCCCGCGCCGGCGATCGGCTCTGACATCGAGGTAAGCATCGGCGCGCCATCCACATCCAACATTGTAACGGTAACTGACAATGCGATCGGCACATCGAAGATCGAAGACCTGGCCGTCACCACATCAAAGATTGCAAACCTGTCCGTGACTGACGCCAAGCTGGCCAATGGATCGGTATCATCGGTGAAGCTCGCCGACTCAGTGGTATCCACCGACAAGCTGGCCCCATCCGCCGTCACGTCCGACAAGATATTGAACTCCTCCGTCACTTCGGAGAAAATTGCCGCTCTATCCATCACTTCAGATAAGATCGTAAACAACTCGATCAGCTCTTTGAAACTTGCTGACAACGCCGTGGCTACATCGAAGATCGTTGATTTTGCCGTCACTGAAGTCAAAATCGCCGCGGGATCGGTTAGCTCTGGCAAGATCGTCGATGGCGCCATCACCCAGGCGAAGGCAAACAACATGCTTTTGCCCGCTGGTGCCGTGATGCCGTTTGCCATGAACTCAGCCCCTGCTGGATGGCTTCAAGCCAACGGCGCTGCCGTCAGCAGGACCACCTACGCGGCCCTCTTCGGCGCTATCGGAACCACCCATGGCGTTGGTGACAACAGCACCACATTCAACCTACCTGACCTGCGCGGCTACTTTGTGCGCGGCAGCGGTACTAATAGTGATGGTGCGGCATCTGGAGCGTTTGGCGCAAAACAACAAGATGAACTAGAGAGCCATACCCACACAACCGGAAAAACTGGAACCGGAACAACGCCAGACGCTCAGCTTTCATCTGGATTAACCTATGTCACCGGAAATGGCGCGACGGTCACTGGTGCGACAGGTGGCACTGAAACCCGCCCAAAAAACATTGCATTGCTTTACTGCATCAAGCACTAATCGCGCAGAACGACCAACCATAAACCTTTATGAGCATCAAACGAGTCACGACAAGGGCCACCGAAGACGGCCAGATCACATCCGCAAAGATAGCAGATGGGTCCATCACATCAGGGAAAATTGCCAACAGCGCAGTAGAGTCAGCGAAGATCGCATCGGGAGCCGTGGATGCTACCAAGCTCGCGGACAACGCGGTGACGATTGGTAAAATCGCGGATGGAGCGGTAAGCCTGAATAAGCTCGCTGCCAACTCGGTGGACGCGGGTAAGATCGCTGATGGTGCCGTCACTCCAGCAAAACTATCAACCGCAGGCCCATCTTGGGATTCGGCTGGAGGAACATTTTTACTCAGCCAGCGAGTACTTGAGGTAGGTTATGGGATCACATCAAATACCGATTCTGTAATTGATTTTCATTCTGTTTTTCCAGTGCTTGATTATGAGGCTAGGATTGTCAGATCATCTGGAGCAAACGGAACATTTTCAATTTCAAACAATGGTACTGGAGCAATTATATTATCCGCATCTGGTGGGGTGACATTTGGTTCTGCTAACATGCCAAACCCCGCTGGCACTGCCCCCATCTACGGCGCTCGCGCATGGGTGAATTTCAATGGCACCGGTACGGTGGCGATCCGTGGCTCAGGCAATGTCTCGTCGATCACCGACAACGGGGTTGGCGACTACACCGTCAACTTTACCAATGCTATGCCTGATGCTAATTACGCCGTCACTGGCGCCCAGCAGAGGGGAGTGTCTGACACACGTGGAACTGCGTTTGAGATTGAACCTGCAACATCGCCAACAACGTCAAGCGTCCGCGTAAGAACGATCACTGTCAACACTAGCCCAGGCGTTGTGGACTGCGCTGGTGTCTATATTGCCATCCATCGCTAAGAAAAACTGAACATGAACCAACTCATCATTTATCAAAACACCGAAGGCGGAGTGTCTGTCATCATCCCAACGGGGGAGATCCCGATCGAGGACGTGATTGCAAAAGACCTCCCCGCCGGAGTCGAATACTCCGTGGTGGACGCGAGCGACCTTCCATCCGACCGCTACTTCCGCAAAGCCTGGCGCGCTGCCGATGGCGGCGTGGAGATTGACATCGAAGCAGCCAAGGGAATCCAGCGCGATAAGTGGCGTGAAGCCCGCGCGCCGAAGCTCGCCGCGCTCGACGTTGATTACATCCGCGCCATGGAGCAGGAAGATCCGGTTCAACTGTCCACGATCGCCACCAAGAAGCAGGAGCTTCGGGACGTGACCGCTACGCCGCTTCCTGATGACATAGCCGGCATCAAGGAAACTTGGCCCGAAATTCTTTAATGGCTCGCAAAAAACAAGAGCTCTCGCCACTTGAGCAGGCCGAGCTTCAGCTCAAGGCGGCAAAGCGCCTCCTCACCGCAAGGAAAGCGCAGGATAGCCTGTTGGATTTCGTCAGGATGATGATGCCTGATCCGGAGGATCCAGACAACACCGACCGCTCGCGCTACGCGATCGCTCGCCACCACGAGGTGTTCGCTGCCGCCCTGGAGGCGGTGGAGAAGGGCGAGATCCCGCGCTTAATCATCACGGTGCCGCCGCGGCACGGAAAGAGCCAGCTCGCATCCAAGGCGTTCCCTGCGTGGTTCATGGGGCGCGACCCGTACCGCCAGATGATCGTGGCATCCTACTCGTCCACCATGGCCGAAGACTTTGGCCGCGAGGTGAGGCAATACATGCAAAGCCCCACCTACCAGCAGATTTTTCCCAACTGCCAGCTCCGCAAGGGCGGAGCATCGTCCGACCGCATCCAGACCGAGCAGGGCGGAATTGGCGTGTTCGTTGGCGCCGGCGGTGCCCTTACTGGCCGCGGCGCGGACGTGCTGCTCATCGACGACCCAGTGAAGGACCGCGAGGACGCCGACTCCGTGACCATGCGCAATAAGCTCTGGGGTTGGTTCACGGACGTTGCCATGACCCGTCTCATGGGCGGCATGGGGCGGGTGGTCATCATCATGACCCGATGGCATGAGGACGATCTTGTTGGCCGCCTCACCGACCCGAACAACCAATACTACAACGCCGATGAAGCGAAGCAGTGGAAGATCATCCACTTCACCGCGCTCGCCGAGGAAGGCGACATCATGGGGCGCGAAAAGGACGAGCCGCTCTGGCCGGAGCGCGTCACCAAGGAGTTCCTTTCCTCCCAACGCCGGATCAACCCACGAGGTTTCGCGGCGCTCTACCAAGGCCGGCCAGCGCCCGAGGAGGGCGACTTCTTCAAGCGCGAGTGGCTCGCCACCTACCAGCCCTCCGACCTCCCTCGCAACCTCCGCATCTACTGCGCATCAGACCACGCGGTCAGCACTGCCCAGGACCGCGACCCGACCGTGCTCATGGCTGCCGGCGTGGACGAGCAGGACAACATTTGGATACTGCCCGACGTGTGGTGGAGGAGGGAGGAGACTGACAACGTGGTGGACGCCATGCTCGAAATGATGGCGCGCCACAAGCCGCTGATATGGTGGGCTGAGCGCGGCCACATCTCCAAGTCGATCGGCCCGTTCCTGCGCAAGCGAATGCAGGAGGAGCAGATTTACTGCGCGATCGACGAGGTGGTTCCGGTCAAGGACAAGCAGACGCGGGCGCAGGCGATCCGTGGCCGCATGGCCATGGGCAAGGTGCGCTTCCCTGGCTTCGCCCCGTGGTGGGAGGCGGCCCGCCACCAGATGCTCACATTCCCATCCGGCAAGCACGACGACTTCGTGGACACCCTGGCCTATGTCGGCCTCGGGCTAGGCCGCATGACCACGGCCACCAGCCCCGTGCGCAAGAAGGCGGAGCCGACCACCGGCACCTTGGCGTGGGTGAAACATCGATCCGACATCGAAGCCCGCTACAAAGCGCAAGCAAAAACTATTGCTGGTTTCTGATAAACAACATACACTAGCCACCAGACAGCCATGACCGAAGAATTTCAAGCACCAGAAGACAGCATTGAACCAATGACCACCGAGATGGCGGTCAAGAGCGGCATGCTGCGCGAGAAGCCGGAGATTGACGCGAGCCGATCGGCGCTGGTCAAAAAGTGGCAAGGCAAGATCCAGGAAGCGAAAGCCCACTGGAAAGACGACTTTAATCGCATGAAGGAAGATCAGGGCTTCGTCACCGGCGCGCAGTGGGAGGGCGTCGAGGACGATGACAAGTACACCGCCAACATCATTCAGCGGCACATCAACCAGCGCGTGGCCGCGCTCTACGCCAAGAACCCAAAGGTGATTGTTCGCCGCCGCAAGACCATGGATTTCAAGGTATGGGACGGATCGGTGGATCAGCTCACCGGCATTCAGCAGGCGATGGAAATGTCCATGCAGGCTGGCGCGCCCATGCCCCCACAAACCCTCTCGCTTATCGAGGATGTGTCTCAGGGCGTGAGTCGCAAGCAGATGCTCCAGAAGGTGAGCGACACGCTCAGCATTCTCTACGATTACACCCTCAACCAGCAGGTTCCGCCATTCAAAACCCAGATGAAGGCGCTTGTGCGCCGCGTCTGTACCACTGGCGTGGGCTTTGTAAAGATTGGCTTCCAGCGCATCCTGGAGCGCACTCCGGAGGACGTGGAGCGCATCAATGGCCTCACTGAGCAGATCAGTATGATCGAGCGCCTCACCGCCGACAAGGTGGACGACAAGCTGGAAGACGGCAACCCAGAGCTGGAGCAGCTCCGCCTCCAGCTCCAGGACTATCAGAGCCGCGAACAACAACTCGTGCGCGAAGGGCTTGTCTTCGACTTCCCATCGTCCACCTCAATTATCGTGGATCCAGCCTGCCGCCACCTTCGCACATTTATCGGCGCCAGGTGGATTGCCGAGGAGTACGTTCTCACCGTCGATGACATCAAGGAGATTTACGGTGTGGACCTGTCCACCTCGGGATCCGCCACGTCCTACGATACCAGCACGAAGAATGGCATCCCTGGGCTCAGGGAGAAGCTGGAGTCCGTCACCAATGGCGGAAGCAAGAGGGACCGCAAGGTCGATGGCGTGAAGGTTTGGGTGGTGTGGGATAAGTCCGCCGGCCAGACCTGCGTGATCGCCGAGGGCTACGAAGACTTCATCGTCGAGCCGCAGCAGCCGACTATCCAGCTTGAGCGGTTTTGGCCGATCTTCCCGCTCATCTTCAACGAGGCCGAGAACGAGAACAGCATCTACCCGCGCAGCGACGTCCACCTCCTGAAGCCAATCCAGAAGGAATACAACCGGTCGCGCGAGGGATTGCGCCAGCACCGCATCGCGAACCGCCCAGCCACCGCGGTGGCCGCCGGCCAACTCGACGAAGAGGATGTGGAGAAGCTGAAGAACCGCCCCGCCAATGCGGTCATCACGCTCAACGCGCTGCCACCCAATGGTAATGTCAACAACCTACTCCAGCCGATCCAGCACGCAGCGATCGACGCCGCCCTCTACGACACCTCAGCACTTTTCGAGGACCTGCTTCGGGTGGTTGGCCAGTCCGACTCCAGTATCGGCAGCGCAACCAGCGGCGTGACCGCTACCGGCGACTCGATTGCCGAGCAGAACCGCACCGTGGCGCTTGCCTCCAACGTTGATGACCTCGATGACATGATGATCGAGCTGAGCCGTGCGGCTGGGCAAATCCTGCTCATGGAGATGTCCAACGAGACGGTGATGAAGATCGTCGGTCCTGGCGCCGTGTGGCCGTCGCTATCCAACCAGGAGATCGCTGACGAGCTTCTACTTGAGGTTGAAGCCGGATCCTCTGGCCGCCCGAACAAGGCTGCTGAGGTGGCCAATATCGAGCGCATCACGCCGCTCTTGCTCCAGATCCCTGGCGTTCGCCCCGACTGGCTAGTGAAGCAGCTTATCACAAGGCTTGACGATCGCATTGACCCAACTGACGCCATCGCCTCCGGCCTTCCGTCCATCATTGCTCAGAACGTAATGAGCAAGCTGATGGGTGGCGCGCAGGGCGGGCCACCGCAGGAGGGCACCGAATCGCAGGGCGGCGCCGACAATGAAGAGGCCCCACCGCAGGGGCCACCGCCAAGCGGACCGCCTTCCAGCCTGCCGCAGATGGCCGGCGGAATGCCAATGCAGTAATACTTTACTGACGAATTTTTGTCCCATGAATATGTTGACAGTGTAGGGCGACCACCATACACTGACCAGCATGACGATCAATGAAGCGTCGGACTCGTCTTCCGACCACGCACCAGACCTTGACATAGCATCCAACGAGCAATCGACGGATGCTGTAATCGAACAGAGCGCAGAGCAACCGACTGAAACGCTCGCAGTCACACCAGAGGACGCAAAACCCTCATCCCTTCTCGACCTCGTGAAAGACGTGGTGGAGAAGACCGAGGCCGAAGCCCCGTCCAGCTCGGAGGCCAAAGAATCGGATTCTCACGAATCCAGCAACACCAAGAAACCAGCCGATCAGCCGTCGAGTGACGAACCTGACAGCAAGGACGAGGCAAAGCTGGAGGATGACGAGAAGCTCCCGTTTCACAAGCACCCACGCTTTCAAGCGGTAATCAGGGAAAAGAACGCCTTTAAGGCCGAAGCAGAGGCCCACAAGGCCGACGCTACCCAATTCCGCGCGATCTCAGAATACATGGCTCAGACGAGGCTCACCCCCGATGAAGTCAACCAGGGTTTTGAGATCATGGCGGCATTGAAAAATGACCCGTTGAAAGCAAGAGAAATGCTGCTCAAGACCATTGAGCCTCTCAACGTTCTCGCAGGCGAAACCCTGCCGGACGATGTGAGCCGGATGGTTGAAGATGGCGACATCAGCGAATCCGCCGCCAAGGAATTGGCAATGGCTCGCGCGCGTGTGGCAATTCAAGAGCACCAGCAAAGAGAGGCACTGGAAAACCAGAAAGTCATCTCGGAGCGAAACTCTCACCAGCAGATCGTAAGTGCAGTTGAAACATGGGAACAGCAGGTCGCGGCACGCGATCCCGACTATGAGGCCAAGAAGGCGCTTGTCTTCAAGAACATCCGACTCGCGCACATGGAGCGCCCCGCTCGCAACCCGCAGGAAGCCGTGGCTATTGCCGAAGCTGCCTTGAAGGAAGCGACCGAGATCCTCTCCAACGTGCTGCCAAAGCGGGTGGCCGTGAAGCAGCCCGTTTCCACGCAATCAGCAAGCCACGCAAAGCCTCAGCCTAAGAACCTGAATGATGCCGTGAGACTTGCTCTCAACTCATAACCCCTAACGAACCAAATCATTATGGCACTTACCCAAGCACAAATGGACGCGGTTGCAAGCTACGCTCTGGACTATTACATCAAGGGCGACGCTTTCGATCAAACCATTCAAGACAAGCCTCTTCTTTCCGCTATCCGCGGCAAGCAGAAGTCATTCCCTGGCGGCAAAGGAAAAATCTCGATCCCCGTGGTCGGTGAATACCTGGACAGCGACGCAAACTTCTTCAAGGGATTCTCCTTTGACGATTCCGTCACCTTCCAGAACCCCAATGCGGTCAAACGCGCCAACTACGACTACTTTGAAATTCACGCCGGTATCAGCGTGACCTTCACTGAGTTGAAGCAGGATGGCATCAGCGTTGCTGACAGCGCCTTTGGTGAGAAAACCACCAAGGTCTCTGGCCGCGAGCAAACCGCCCTGACCAACCTCCTTGAGCACAAACTCAGCTCGATGAGCGAAGGTTGGAGCCGCAAGATGAACCAGATGTTCTGGCGCGATGGATCGCAGGATTCCGGCAAGCAAAGCCCTGGTCTCCTCGCCTTCATCGTTGACGCACCTGCCACCGGCACGCTCGGCGGTCTATCCCGCGTCACCAACACCTGGTGGAGAAACCGCACCAACCTCGGCATCAGCGCTGGATCAGACAACCTGACCCAGACTCTTCGCCAAGAAGTGCGCCAGCTCACCCGTTACGGCGGCAAGCCGAACCTCATCCTTTGCGGATCGAAGTTCCTCGATGCCCTCGAAAAAGAGGTGGCCTCCAAGTCGCTCTACTCGCAGAGCGGTGTTGCTGGTTCCAAGAACATCGCCTCGCCTAGCGTGACGGTGACTGGCATCGGCACGTTCGTCTATGACCCAACCCTCGATGACCTCCAAGGCATCATGGGCAACGCGATCGACTACTCGAAGCGCTGCTACATGATCGACTCGGACGCCATTTGCGGCTACGTCATGGAAGGTGAAGACAACAAGGTCCACGCCCCCGCGCGCCCAGAGAACAAGTACGCTCTCTACCGCTCGATGACTTGGACTGGTGGTCTTACCGCCAAACGTCTCAACAGCTCCGGCGTCTACTCGATCGCCTAAGCACTCGCGGGAGGGGTTGGCTTCGGCCAACCCCTCCTTTGCCTCACTCTCACAATCAAACCGACAACACCAATATCACAATATGCAAACCTGCTCAGTCCTAGTCGCTCTCGGCGGCTCAAATGATACCGTCGTCCTCAAGGAAGGCGTCACAGTTCCAGAAGTCATCGTGCTCATGGCGGGCCATGGCCGCCATTCGGTCACTCGTGTCCCAGGCACCCTTCGGAAACTGGAAGGTGGTGAACTCACCGCCAAAGCTGAATGCGACCGCCTCACTCGCTGCTACGGCGATGAAGTCGTGGCACTCGCGTTCGGAGCCAACCGATTCAACCTCACGCTTCCGGACACCTTCGATGCCATCGACTTCAAGGAAACCGATCCATACGGCGGTATTGCCCAAGCTGCTCCAGTAGCTGAAGAGGCCATCACCGAGGAACCCTCGGCCCCTGAAGAAGAGCCGGCGCCCACGAAGAAGTCATCCAAAAAATCCATCACCCCATTCGACGCCTAACCAGCACGCGCCATGCCCATCCTCACTTTAGATGAACTCGTCACCGCCGTGCGCGCGGAAATCGGCGACTCCACCGATATGGCGATGGGCGTGGACGCTCTGCCTGGTATTCGTCAAATGCTCAAGCGGATACAGGAGACTTACCACGAGGACTTCGACTGGCCTCACCTCAAGGTGTTTCGCGAGGAAGAGATCCTCGCCGGCCAGAACACCTACACGTTTAATGCTGACGTGGATTCGCGTCGGATCTTTGGCGCGTGGGTAAGAGACAATGACACCTGGTGCCCGATGGATTTCGGCATCACGCCCGACCTCTACAACTCGTCAGACCCAGAAGAAGGCGAGACCGAAACCACGCCTATCCGCTGGGACTTCGCGGAGGACAACCAGTTTGAGATATGGCCGGTGCCGAGCGATCCGACGCGCATCCGCTTCCGCGTGATGAAGCAACTCGCACCGCTGGTGGCGAGCAGCGACAAGTGTGAGCTTGACTCCAACCTCCTGATCCTCACGGCAGCCGCGGAGCTGCTCGCCCGCGCTAAGTCATCGGACGCCCAGCTCAAGCTCTCGATCGCCACCTCGCACTACAACCGCTTGAAAGGGCGCTACTCCCAAAACCGGATGTTCGTGAACGGGCAGCCAGATTTTGAACCGCGCCCTAAAAACTGGACAATCAGAGTCCCACGATAATGGCATTCATCTTTGTCAACGCATTCAAGAGCGGGCTGGACGCCCGCCGTAGCCGCATTACCGCCCAACAAGGCAGTCTCTCGGTAGGCAAGAACATCCACATTAACCGAGGCGGCGAGGTGGAGAAGCGCAAGGCATTCGTGCCATTTGCATCACTCCAACCTGGGCAAACAAAAGGACTGTGGGCCACCAAGAATGGCATTTATGTTTTCGGGAGCGTGGCCAATCCATCCGTACCGACTTCCCTGCGCTACCAACAGCTCACCGCCCCAGGTAGCCCAGACCTTTCAGAGATCCTCAGCGTGGACACCTACAACGGTGTTCCATACGTCGTGGCAAAATTTTCCGACGGCGCGGTGCACCACTTCTACAATGGCGCGCGCGTCACCGACTGGGACACCATCGCCCCGAATATCTCAGACATCGACACGCTCGGCCAATCCCTTGCGTCACTGGTATCGACCGACGCAGCGGTTGATGCTACATACGATACAGCAACCAACAAAATCACCATCACGGCCTCAGCTAAAAATACCCCCTTTACGCTGAGTGTTTCAGTAAGCAATGTAGAGGGTGGTTCTAACAATTCAGCAATTACCGACATTGTTCAATCCGCCACGATATCGCATCCGCAAATTTCTACTGTCGAGCTTTTCGGTGGGTATGACCCCTCCTTTGATGGCGACGAATCGTGGGAGGTAATTGTCAACAACACCCCATACCGCGTCACACCATCGGCATCCGGCACCGGTACATCCGCACGCACATTCCGAGGAAAGGTCTACGCCACCGTTCAAGGGACGCTCTACTTCTCAGATGTCAATAACCCGACGCGCTGGACCACAACCTTCACCAACTCCGCCGGCAAGAAAGAAGACACCTTCGCCGGATTTGAAAGCCTTTCCGCTCAGACCGGCGGTGCCGAGACGCTTGTCACGACAGCGCCCTACCAAGGATTCCTGGCGGTGTTCGCTCGTCGATCAACCCAGATTTGGCAGGTGGTGGCCGGTGATCCTTCAGATAACCTGCCCAAGCAGATACTGGACAACGTAGGCTCGATCGCTCCTCGCAGCGCAATAAACTTTGGCGAGATGGACGTTTTCTTCCTTTCGGACACCGGCGTTCGCTCGCTCCGCGCGCGCGACTCATCCAATGCCGCCGTGGTCTTCGATGTCGGTACAGCGGTGGATCCGCTCGTCATCAACCAGATGAATGACCTCACCGAAGCTGAGGTGGCGCGGTCCTGCGGCGTGGTGGAGCCTCGTGAGGGGCGGTACATGCTTGCTCTTGGCGACAAGGTGTTTGTCTATTCGTTTTTCCCAGCATCCTCGATTTCAGCGTGGACAATCTACGAGCTAGGTTTCGCGGTCGAAGACTGGGCCGTTTACGGCAACCAGCTCCTTTGCCGATCGGGTGATGAAATCTACATCTATGGCGGCATCAGCGGCAATGTTTATGACAACAGCCTCGCCGAAGTCGAGCTGAGCTGGCTATCGGCAGATCGCCCTGGCAACAAGAAAAAGTTCAAGGGCATCGACATTGGATGCGAGGGTAGCTGGACAATCTCCTACTCGACCGACCCAACCACGGATAGCTACGCCAAGGCAGGCTCGGTTGAGCTGTCAAACTTCAATCTCCCAAATTTCAGAATAGGCGCCTCTGGCACCCACATCGGTCTCAAGTTCACATCCAATGACTCCAAGCCAGCCAGAATATCCAGCGCAGTCGTCCACTTCGACTACACAGAAACCCCCTCGTAAGTTCCGACTAGGGCCGGTTGAGTACGAGTCATTGCTCTACATCACCCACAATATGCGGGAGAAGGATCGGGCGGAGATCCTTTCCACGCTCTATGAAATGACCCAAGCGGAAGCCACCGAGCTAATCACCCAGATGACACTCGACGCCTCGACAAAATCTGGAATCGGCTGGATTGGATACCGCGGTGGGGAGCCGATCGCCGCCCTTGGCCTAACCATGATGCACCCCAACGTTGCGCAGGTGTGGATGTATGCCACTGACCGTTGGCCATTGGTGGCTTTGTCGTTGACGAAATTCGCAAAAAAGACCATTATTCCCCTGTTGAAAGACTCCAAAACACATCGAGCACAATGCTTCTCCATCGAAGGCCACGAAGTGGCACATCGGTGGCTGAAGATGCTTGGTGCCACAGAGGAGTGCGTGGTCCCTAATTACGGCGGAAATGGTGAAGCGTTTCACCTTTTTGCATGGTCAGAAGGGAGGGACTTCTAATGGGACTTTTTGGGTCATCAAGCGCAAAGAGAGCGCAGAGAGAGGCTAACGAGCTCGCTCAAAAGCAATTTAAATGGCAGAAGCAACAGGCAGCGAAAGCCGAGGCTGATGCAGCAGCTCGGCGCGCCAGCATGGCCGAGGGGCTTGGGAAGATTGGCGACATCTACGGCCAGTTTGATGACAACTACTACACTGGCATCCAAAACAAGTACCTCGACTACGCCAAGCCACAGATCGAGAAGTCGCAGCGGGATTCGAGCTACAACCTTCGCTCCTCCCTAGCCAATGCCGGCAAGATGGCTTCGTCCACCGCGGCCCGCCAGTACGGCGATCTCGCATCCACCTATGACGGCATGTACCGCGACGCCCAGAACAAGGCGTCCGACTACGCCGGTCAGCAGCGGCAGATGGTCAACTCGGCGCGCCAATCGGCAATCGGCCAGATGTATGCCTCCGAGTCGCAGGACGCAGGATTGCAAGCAGCCAACGCATCCGTGCCGGCGCTCAACGCAGGACCAGCTTTCGAGCCGGTCTCGGCATTGCTCAACCAAGCTGCCAAGTTTGCCAGCAACGACTACTGGAACGCCAAGACAAACAACCAGTTCGGCGGCGTGTTCAGCCCGATGTTCAAGAATGTCAACA